ATGAGCCATCTTGCTGAAACCATCTTGTCTACTGCACAAGCCTTGCCCGAAGGCGGCTTGCTGTCGGCTAAAGAGTTCCTGCATCTAGCCTCCAGAGCTGCGGTGGATCAGACCCTCACCCGCTTGACACGCGAAGGCAAGCTGATGCGCGTTGGGCGAGGTGCCTACGCCGCACCGGTGATCAGCCGCTTTGGTGCGCGCCCCCCCTCGACCGAAGCCGTGGTCAAGGCCATCGAGTCGGCCAGCGGCGAGGTGATCGTTGCCAACGGAGCCACCGAAGCCAACGCACTGGGTTTGACCACCCAGGTGCCCACCCGTGAGGTATTCCTGACCTCGGGGCGCTCGCGCAAATTGCAGCTCGGCAACCGAACCGTCGAGCTCAAGCATGGCAATCGATGGCAGCTGGTTCTGGGTGCGCGTCCGGCCGGCATGGCGATCCGTGCCCTTTCCTGGCTGGGACCTGAGCAAGCATCCTCGGCTCTGAAGATGCTTCACACCAAGCTACCACCTGCGGAATGGGCAGCGATGCGCTCCGCCCGAGCTGTCCTGCCCAGTTGGATGGCGCGCGCGGTGAGCGAGGTCAGCGAACATGCCTGAATCCTGGTTTGAACTCAGTTCCGCTGACCAGTCCGAAGCCCTTGAGGTGGCCGCAGGTCGGAGTGGCAGACCAGCACACCTGCTTGAAAAAGACATCTGGGTCGTCTGGGCCTTGTCCGCAATGTACGACTCGCCGCTGGGCGATAGCCTGACCTTCAAGGGCGGCACGTCGCTGTCCAAGGTGTACAAGGTCATTGACCGCTTCTCTGAAGACATCGATCTGACTTACGACATCCGCGAACTGGTGTCGGATCTATTGCGCGACGGCAATCCCATTCCGGCGTCAGCAAGCCAGGAGAAAAAGATCACCAGTGCGGTGCGTAGCCGCTTGCCGCAATGGATCGAACAAACTGTCCATCCCGTCATCGAGCATGCGTTGGTGGCCAGCGGGCTGCAAGCCGAGCTGAGCCTGGCGGGAAAAGACAGTGACAAGCTCATCATCACTTATCCGGCGACCAAGAAGGGAACAGGTTACGCCGCAGCCACGATCCAGTTGGAGTTTGGTGCGCGAGCCACCGGTGCACCCCATCAGCGACATCACGTGGCCTGCGACATCGCCCCGCTCATTGACGGGGTGACCTTTCCGACAGCGCAGCCCTTGGTAATGGCGGCAGAGCGTACCTTTTGGGAGAAGGCGACGGCGGCTCACGTGTACTGCCTGCAAGGGCGGCTGCGAGGAGATCGCTATTCACGCCACTGGTATGACCTCGCCGCTTTGGCCAAAACGACGCACTTCGCTTCAGCGGCCAGCGATCACGAGCTGGCGCGGCAGGTGGCCGAACACAAGTCCATGTTCTTCGCTGAGAAAGATTTCGACGGCGGCAAGGTCGATTATTTCCAGGCGACCTCGGGGGATCTCCGGTTGATCCCGCAGGGGCAGTCACTGGACGCGCTGGAGAAGGACTACGCAGCCATGCTGGAAGATGGACTGCTGGCTTTTGAACAGCCCACCTTTGAAGCCGTGATGGCGAGCTGCGCAGCGATTCAAGACGAGATTAATCGTCTGGCTCGGCGGGACTGACAACGCGGCACACGGACTGAATCTGCGCCCGCTGCTCATCCCACAGCAGCGGCGTGCCCGACGCGAGGTCAAACAGCGTCACCTCTGACGGCAGCGTTTCATCCAGGATGGCGGCCACGATGTCCGGCGCCAGCGTGGTGAGGTTGACCATCCGGCTCACGTAAGCCCGATCCATGCCCTCCCGCTCAGCGACCTCTGTCAGGCTTTCTGCCTCCCCGGATTCCAGCATGGCCAACCACCGGTGACCACGAGCCAGCGCCATTTGGATGGGCGTCGGTTTGTCGTTGATGGGCCTGGGCTTCAAGGTATTGCCGTCAGGAAGCCTCACCACCTTGCGACCACCGCGCCGCTTGATCTGGATCGGCACGGACAGGGTCAGCCGACCATCGCTGGTACTGACCACATCCGGATGGCCAGTCTTTTCAATACGCACCTCATTCATGTTGTCACCTCCGCTGCTTCCTTGGCCGGCTCGGGCCGCAACTCGAGCACCAGCCGCTCGATGCCGTTCGGTCGCAGCCGGACCTCGAGATCGGTGGGCGAGACGATCACCTTCTCGATCAGCAGTTTGAAGATTCGGGTTTGCTCAGCGGGGAACAGTTGATCCCAGATCGCATCGATGCGCGTCATGGCAACTGTCACCTTGGCCTCGTCCAGTGACGGGTCCAGCTTCGCTGCGCGCGGTAGGATGTCGGCCAGCAAGTCCGGCGAGCGCAAGATCGATCGGACCTGATCAAACACAGCGGCTTCCAACTCGGCCGCTGGCAGGCGTGGCAACCCCGAAGCGCCGGCATGCTCCTTGGCATCGCGCTGGGGAATGTAATAACGATACCGTCGGCCGTTGCTTTTCTTGACGGTGTGCCACGGTGACAAGGCCCGCCCATCGTTGCCGAAGACCATGCCTTTGAGAAGGAACGGCACCTTCGAGCGGGTGTTATTGCCACGCACGCGGCTGTTGGTCGACAGGATCGCATGTGCCTTGTCCCACCACTCCTGCTCGACAATGGGAAGGTGCTCCGCCGGGTACCACTGGTCCTTGTGGCGCAGTTGGCCGAGGTAGGTCCGGTTGTGAAGCAGCGCGTACACGAGAGTCTTGTCGATCAGCTTGCCCTCGCGCACCCGACCGTCCTGCGTGGTCCATGATTTCGAGGTGACCCCGTCCAACCGCAGTTCCTTGACCAGCAAGGTGCTCGATCCCAATTCCACAAATCGCCGGAAAATGTGCTGGACCACCTTGGCTTCTGCCTTGTTGGGCACCAGACGCCGGTTCTCGACGTCATAGCCCAGCGGAGGGATGCCGCCCATCCACATGCCCTTTCGCTTGCTGGCTGCGATCTTGTCGCGGATGCGCTCGCCGGTGACCTCGCGCTCGAACTGGGCAAAGGACAGCAGGATGTTCAGCATCAAGCGGCCCATCGATGTGGTCGTGTTGAACTGCTGGGTCACAGACACAAAAGACACCCCATGCCGTTCGAACACATCGACCATCTTGGAAAAGTCGGTGAGGCTTCGCGTCAGCCGGTCGATTTTGTAGATCACCACCACATCAATCAACCCAGCCTCGATGTCGGCCATGAGCCGCTTCAAGGCTGGCCGCTCCATGTTCCCGCCGGAAAACGCCGGATCGTCATAGTCATCGGCCACTGGAATCCAGCCCTCGGCCCGCTGGCTGGCAATGTAGGCATGGCCAGCGTCACGCTGCGCGTCGATGGAGTTGTATTCCTGATCCAGCCCTTCGTCAGTGGATTTGCGCGTGTAGACCGCGCAGCGCATCCGGCGCTTGAGAACCTCGCTCATCGACGACCTCCCTTGCGGGCTGACTTCTTGGGCCGGACGTTGGTCTTCAGGCCAAAGAACACCGGCCCTGACCACCGGGTGCCGGTGATCTCACGCGCCAGTTGCGACAGGCTGGTGTAGGGTTGGCCACCGTGCAGAAAAGTCCCGTCGGCCTGGACTACCACTTCGTGGTCAACGCCCTGGTAATGGCGGCAGAGCACCGTGCCCGGGGTCAGCGCGTAATCGGCCGACCGGGTCTGTGATTTCTGCTTGCCGATTTCCAGCAGGTTGTCGATACGACGCTGATTGCGCTCAAGCAGGTTGCGGTCGGTCTTACGGCACTCGATGATCTGCAGTTTGTAGGCAATTCGGCGCTCGAGAAACTGCCGGTTGTGCGTCGGGGTGTCCCCTCCAAACAGGCGCCGCCAGAGCGACTTGATCTCCGGCATGCCCAGCTTGGGCAGGTTGGAAATTTGCGCCACGACCGTGTCGGGCGTAGGGGCAATAGTGATTCGAGGTTTCATTCAGGGCTCCATCGATGGGTTGTTGTCGATGTCTGAATGAACGCTCTGTTCGACCGGAAAGCCAAGTACAAACGGCGTCTCTTGTGTCGTATTTGCGGACTTGGCGAAATCGGCCTGGCGCAAGCGGCAAAGCCCGGCGGCCAAGAGGCCAGCGAGCTCGGCGCAGCGCTGCTCCGCCGTCATTCGTTCGGGTGGGAGGGTGTTGATCTGCAGCATTGGTAGGGCCTCGCATCATTTCCAACGGTTTATCTATGTCGGATTATGAAAATTGGCCCTGTGGCTGACATCCCGAAATTGCGCGCGTATGGGTAAGCCTGAGCAACAAACTGACTGAACAGCGAAATTGTCGGCCTACGCGAAATGAGTGGTAACCGCTTGAAAATTGCGCAAATGTCCTCATCTATCGACCAAGTTTTGCATTTTTCCTAACCGCCGCTCAGCGAAGCCCAGGAGAGATTGGCAGCATGGTCGGCCGGCTCCTAAATCCGCTTCCCTGACAAAAACAACCGCAAAGGGGAGCCGATGGCCAAAACGTTCAAGAACATTCCTTCACTGCACCGCTTGCTGGAGTCGGCGCCGCTGGAATCGGTCAGGGATTTGTTGATCAAGATCGACGAGCAAGGCTACGCCGCCTGTTTCGATGACGTTGACTGGCCTGAGGCGGATTCGGCTGAGGACATCGTCGAGGCCTGCCGGCTGGCAGTTCTGGAGGTGGCGGCCTCCCTGCAACCCGATGCGGGTGTTCCCCTCGAGCAGCATGCATCACGCATCCTCAACCTGGCGGAAGGCCGGGGTGTGGAGTCAGTTGCCAAGGTGGCTGACCGGATTTTTGATTCGTCGAATTCAGCAGCGTTTGAACAACAGCGGGATGACTACGGCCGGGCCATCTACCTCTACTTGCACGAGGGCGAACTGTTCGATGACGCCGAGAACCTGTTCTATGCCGACCACTATCGCAACCTCGGCCGCATGTATGAAGCCTTTGAGGTCGACGCCAACGGTGGCCTGGATTTCCAGTGGGACGATACGGTCAAGGCCTCACTGGAAGTGAAGTTGCAACAGGCGCTGGAGTTGTCAGACAACTGCAGGATCGACCACATCCGGGTGACCGGCAAGCGTGAGGATGGCACAGAGGTGGCATCCCACCTGCTGATCATTCGCCATGCCGGCCCGCTGTCCAGCGTGGCGGCCATGAAAGATGGCCGCAAGAAACCGATGTACTACCGGCCAGCGATCGAGGCCACGCTGTTGTTTTCCCCTGACGAAGCGATTGTTGAGGTTTTTGCAGCCAGCCCAGGGGTACGACCGGTCGTGGCGTCAGCGTTCGCCGAGGTGGGCTTGAAACACAACCTGTCCGATCGGCCACTGACGCTGCGCCAATACAACCTGAGCCGGTTTTTGACCTCGTTGCGGCTGGATGCGCCAACTGTTGCCGGTTTCGACATCGAATCGGTAACCGTGGTTGAGGCCGAGGTTCGGCCGCAGAATTTCAAGCATCGTGCTTCGTTGCGCGTGGCCATCGGGGACGATATCGAGACCGTGGCCGCCGACTTGTTCGGTCCGAACAACATTTTCAAGCGCGCAGCGCTGGTCAGCCGCATTGTGATTGCCGTGCGCTACTCGGCCGACGGCGAAGCCAAGACCAAAACGCTGAACATCACCCTGAGCGATCCCAATCGTTGCAATCTGCGCAGCAACCGTGATCCGAAGCAGCGCGATTTTGGCTTCAAGCTGCTGGAACACTGGGGGCTGATGCAACAGGTGCGGCCGTTGGATGCGGCCGAAGAGTGTGCGGCCTTTCCTGCCTTGTTGCGCCTCTACGATGAACATGCGGAAACGGTTTCGCGCCGTCATCTGGATACCCGGGGTATCTTGCTCGACCCTTTGCTCGAGGGCGGATTTCTTGTTCGCCGGGGGCGTCACAGCAGCATCGAAGTCGAGCTGGAAAACGGCGAGACGCAGTTGGTGACTGTCCAGTCTTCGCCGACCATCGGGCACGTCCGCTACGAATGCCCGGTTTCGCGCCAGTGGGTCGAAATCCCTGCCCAGTCGCTGGATTACTTCGAGATCAAACGGGAGTGGATCGAGGAGCGCATCATCAAGGGCCTCAAATCCTCACTCAAGCCCGTCGGGCAGATGCTGCAGGAGCAAGGCTTGATATTCCTCGGCGTGCTCGATCTTGATGGCGAATCCATCCCCGCCTACCTGGCACGTCAGCTGTCTGATCAGCGTGTCATCCGAGACTACGACATTCAGTTGCGTGCCCACCAGAATGCCGGCATCGGGGTGGTGCTGGCGTGCTGCGAAACGGCGCCGGCCTTCCTGGGGTGCCATGTCGTGGTGCCATTGGCCACGCTGCTGGTGGCGGACGCTGCCGAGCCCACCGTCGATCTCGTCAGTCTCAAGAGCGTCTATGGCCAGGGCAAGGTACTGGCCCGGGGTGGCCAGACGGTGGATTTTATTGTCGAGCACAACCGTTCAGGGTCACTGTTCATTCCCGGCAAGCCGGTTCTGACCGTGGTGGGCGAAAAGCAGATCAAGTTGGTTCAGCGACTTGTGGATGCCTACCGTGCTGGGAATCCGGCGGTTGTGACCAAGGACCTGATGGATGGCCTGGGTTCCGCTAGCCCAAGCCAGGCTTTCCGCAACTGGAAAGAGCATATCGAAGACATTTATATCGGCAAGGCCGGGGGCAAGCGCGGCGCCTGGAAGCTGCTCGTCTAATTCGGTTTTCCATCACCCACACGGGCTGCCTTGTGCAGCCCGTTTGCATTTCTGGGCCGGCATCACCGTCTCATGAGCGTCTAAGTTTTACCGGATGAGCGTCTGAAGTCATATCCGGAGGATGCGCAGTGTTCCTCAACAACCCCATGGAGCGCTGCAATGCCAAATCCAACGGTCACCCACCCGAGATCGGGTGAAACCCCGCCGGTCATTCCCTCCGGCACTGAATCCACCACCAAAACCCGTCTCTGCCAGCAGGCACTTGCCGAACGCTGGGGGCTCTCGCCAAAAACCCTTGAGCGCTGGCGTGTGCTGGGTATCGGCCCGGTCTACATCCGCTTGCCAGGCAAGGTCGTCTATCGCATCGAGGACGTCGAGGCGTTCGAGCGCAGTTCCCTGCGCCAGAGCACCGACCAAGCCTATCGCGAAGGAGGTGCGGCATGAACCGTATCTCTCCCGATCAGGCATTGGCCACCCCAGCCGGTGAACTGGCTGCGCTTGCCAGCGAATCGCTGTTCCAGCTCAAAAACGACGCGGCTGATCTCCTGGCCATGGCCAAGGCCATCGACCAGCACGTCGATCGCGCACTGGATCTCAAGTACGCCGACCGCGCCCATCAGCTGCGCTTGGCAGCCGGCAAAGACACCGGCGTCGTCCACTTCGACGACGGCCATGTCCGCATCACCGCTGATCTACCCAAAAAGGTCGACTGGGACCAGAAGCGGCTCGCCGAGATCACCCAGCGCATCGCCGCCAACGGTGACGACCCGTCCGAGTACGTGGAGATCAGCTACCGGGTCTCGGAAACCAAGTTCAACGCGTGGCCCGAATCGCTCAAAAGCGCTTTCGCCCCGGCACGCACCCTCAAGACCGGCAAGCCGGGCTTTCGTCTCGCTCTGCTTCAGGAGTAATCGCCATGAAAACCAAACCTACGCTGCTCGAACTGCTGCGCAAACAACCGGAGATATACCTCCGGGATCTGCCCGAAACCATTCGCATCCCAGCGCTGGACGGCAACCGCCCCGACGAAGTGGTGCGTCGCCTCGAGGACGCCACCCTCGATGACGTGGCATTCGCGATCCAGGGCCTGGAGTCCGAAACCCGCGTTATCCATCGGCGCCTGAGTGGTCTGCGCGACCTGTACGAAATGGCGCGCAAGCGTGGCGCGCTCGGTATGACCACCGTTGCTGACGCGTTCGCCAGCATCAGCTCTGAGGAGGCCGGCAAATGAGCCTCCCCATCATTACTGCAGATCAGCGTCTGGCCGAGCGCCGTGGCGTGAAGGGTGTGCTCGTCGGCAAAAGCGGCATCGGCAAAACCTCGCAACTCTGGACGCTGAAACCCACGGCCACGCTGTTCTTTGATCTTGAGGCTGGTGATCTCGCGGTCGAGGGCTGGGCCGGCGACACGATCCGTCCGCGCACCTGGCAGGAGTGTCGTGACTTCGCGGTGTACATCGGCGGGCCGAACCCGGCGCTGCGCGACGACCAGCCGTTCAGCCAAGCCCACTTCGATGCCGTGTGCGCGCGCTTCGGTGATCCGTCGGTTCTGGAAAAGTACGACACGGTGTTCGTCGATTCCATCACCGTGGCCGGTCGCTTGTGCCTGCAATGGTGCAAGGGCCAGCCCCAGGCCTATTCCGAGAAGACCGGCAAACCCGATAGCCGGGGTGCGTATGGGCTGATGGGCCAGGAAATGATCGGCTGGCTGACCCACCTGCAGCACACGCGCGGCAAGAACGTGTGGTTCGTCGGCATCCTCGACGAGCGGCTGGATGACTTCAATCGCCGCGTGTTCTCCCTGCAGATCGACGGCTCCAAAACAGGACTTGAACTGCCCGGCATCGTCGATGAGGTCGTCACCCTGGCCGATCTGAAGGCCGATGACGGCGCCAGTTACCGCGCCTTCGTCTGCCACACGCTGAACGCATGGGGCTACCCCGCCAAGGACCGCTCCGGGCGACTCGATCCGATCGAGGAGCCACACCTCGGCCGCCTCATGGAAAAGATCGCCGGCCCGGCTAGGCCCGCTACCGAACGGCTCGATTTCGCGCGTCCCGCGCCCGCTGCCACGCCTATCCCTAACACCGAATCCACTTCGACTCAGGAGTCCTGATGATGACCTACTTCGATTTCAATTCCGCTTCCGAACAAACCTCTTTCGACCTGATCCCCAAAGGCACGCTCGTGCGTGTCCGCATGACCATCAAGCCGGGTGGCTTCGATGATCCGTCGCAGGGATGGACCGGCGGCTACGCCACCCGCAACGACAACACCGGCTCGGTGTACCTGAACTGCGAGTTCGTCGTGATGGAGGGTGAGTTCGCCCGTCGCAAGATGTGGTCGCTGATCGGCCTGCACAGCCCGAAAGGCCCTGAGTGGGCCAACATGGGCCGCACCTTCGTCAAGGCGATCCTCAACTCAGCGCGCGGCGTTCATCCTGGCGACAACAGTCCTGCCGCGCAGAACGCGCGCCGCATCAGCGGGTTTGCCGATCTCGATGGCATCGAGTTTCTCGGCAAGGTCGACTGGGACAAAGACCAGAACGGCCAAGACAAGAGCGTGATCAAGGCCGCGATCACGCCCGACCACATGGACTACGCCGCCCTCATGGGTGGCGCGCAGGGAGCGGCGAAAGCGCCAGCACCCGCAAACGGGTCGAACGCGTATGCCCAGGCCACGGGCCGTGCCTCCGTGCCGGGTCGCCCGAGCTGGGCACAGTAAGGGGGACGCCGCCATGATGCTCCGCCCCCGCCAAGCCCTGCTGGTCGAGCGCTCTTTGGCGGCGCTCGCCCAACACGGCAACACCCTATCTGTTGGCCCCACCGGGTCGGGCAAGACCATCATGCTGTCGGCGGTGGCCGGCAGCTTGTTGGCCGAGCCAGATGCCAAGGCCTGCATCCTCGCTCATCGCGATGAACTGACCGGCCAGAACCTATCCAAGTTTGCACGGGTGAATCCGGGCGTCAGCACCTCCGTGTTCGATGCCAAGGACAAATCCTGGTCCGGGCGCGCCACGTTCGCGATGGTGCAAACGCTGTCGCGCGACAACCATCTCGCTGCCATCCCGATCCTCGATCTGCTGGTGATCGATGAAGCGCATCACGCAGCCTCGGCCTCGTACCGCCGCGTAATCGACCGGGTGCTGGACAAGAACTCGCGCGCCCAGATCTTCGGGGTGACGGCGACGCCTGCCCGCAGTGACGGCAAGGGACTGCGGGAGGTCTTCAGCAACGTCGCGGATCAAATCACCCTCGGCGAGCTGATCGCCTCCGGCCACCTCGTGCCGCCACGCACCTTTGTCATCGATGTCGGCGCCCAGGAGCAGTTGACGCGGGTCCGGCGCACGGCCACTGACTTCGACATGACGGAAGTCGAGGCGATTCTCAACAAGACTCCCATCACCGATGCCGTGATCCGTCATTGGCGTGAGAAGGCCGGCGACCGCAAGACGATCGTGTTCTGCTCGACCGTCGCCCATGCCGAGTGCGTGCGCCAGGCCTTTCAGGATGCCGGGGTGTCTGCCGAGATTGTGCACGGCGAGCTGTCTGATACGGAGCGCAAGGCACGCCTTGCCGAGTACGAATCCGGCGCCGCACAGGTGGTCGTCAATGTGGCCGTGCTCACGGAGGGCTACGACTTCACGCCCACCTCCTGCGTGGTTCTGCTGCGACCCAGCTCGCACAAGTCGACGCTGACCCAGATGATCGGGCGTGGCCTGCGCACCATCGACCCAGCGGAGCATCCGGGCGTCATCAAGACCGATTGCGTGGTCCTGGACTTCGGCACCGCGACCTTGATGCACGGATCTCTGGAACAGGACGTCAATCTCGACGGGCACCAGCATCACGGCGAAGCGCCCACCAAGGACTGCCCGTCCTGTGAAGCCACCGTCCCGCTGGGCTGCCGCGAATGCCCGCTGTGCGGATTCGTCTGGGAGAACGAGACCACCGAGGAAGGAGATGCGCTGGCCGATTTCGTGATGACCGAGATCGATCTGCTCAAGCGCTCCAACTTCCGCTGGTGCGACCTGTTTGGCTGCGATGACGCGTTGATGGCGACTGGCTTCAACGCCTGGGGTGGCGTGTTCTTCCTGAATGGGCGCTGGCATGCCGTAGGCGGAGGTAAGGATCTGCATCCACGCTTGCTGGCTGTCGGCGACCGCACGGTTTGCATGGCCAAAGCCGATGACTGGCTGAACGACCGCGAGTCGGCTGACTCCGCGCACAAGACCCGTCGTTGGCTGAACGAGCCGCCGACCGCGAAGCAACTCCAGTATCTGCCGCAGGCGCTGCGCGCCGACTTTGGCATGACGCGCTATCAGGCCTCGGCGCTGCTGTCCTTCCAGTTCAACAAGTCGTCGATTCAGCGCCTCGTGGTGGCTACCAACGATGCCCAACGGGAGGCCGCGTGAAATGTGCAGTCTGCTCACGAAAGGCCAAGGGCTTCGGCTACTTCAATCCACGCCTGCCGCGCAGCGATCCACGACGTTACTCGGACCGCTGGGTGTTCTGCTCCATGCGCTGCCAGAACGCTTTCTGCAAGCTCATGACGAAAACGGAGGGGCAAATGATCGATCCCAGTGAGATGGAGCTCGCCGCCATGGCGGCCTGCCTGGCGCCGCTTGGCGAGTATGTCGGCGCCATCGGTATGCAGCGACCGCTGGCGGACTACAGCAAAGACGAAGTGCTAATGCTGATCGACGTGGTCGTGACGGCTTACCAGGAACACATGCTCGTCGAGCACGAGCGGATGGCAGAGAAGGATCGCGCCTTTCTTGAGGCACGCCTCGCCCGCCAAGGCAAGCCGGCTTCGGCGGGAGTGCCGTTCTGATGCTGGATTTCAATCACCGTCCCAAGATCCATGAGCAGATCGGCGTGCTCATCGACGCTGCACTTAGTGCCGATCGTGACAACCAGCCCCGTCGCAACTATCTCGGTGCGTCTCGCTTGGGTGTTGCCTGCGAGCGCGCGCTGCAATACGAGTATCTGCAAACCCCTGTCGACCCGGGTCGAGAGATTCCCGGTCGCGTGCTGCGCATCTTCGAGGTGGGACACGCCCTCGAAGAACTGGCCATCCGCTGGCTGCGCATGGCCGGATTCGATCTGTACACCCAAAAGGCCAGCGGCGGTCAGTTCGGCTTTTCCGTCGCGGGCGGCCGCATTCAAGGGCATGTCGATGGCGTGCTGAACGGCGGCCCCGCAGCGCTGGGCATGGCCTATCCCGCCCTGTGGGAGTGCAAGACCATGAACGACAAGTCCTGGCGGGATACGGTCAAGCACGGTGTCAGTAAATCCAAACCGGTCTATGCCGCGCAGATGGCCATCTACCAAGCCTACATGGAAGCCAGTATCCCCGGTATTTCTGCCAACCCGGCGTTGTTCACCGCCATCAACAAGGACTCCGAGGAGATCTGGTTCGAGTTGGTGCCGTTTGACGGCGGCTTGGCGCAGCGTATGTCCGATCGCGCGGTACGGGTCATCACGGCGACCGACAGCCAGGAACTACTGCCGCGCCATGCGACCACGCCAACGCATGTCGAGTGCAAGTTCTGCCCTTGGCAGGACCGCTGTTGGGGGTAGACATGATGGCCGACAACATCATTTGGCTCGACTTCAATGACGCCCCCGAGCAGCGCGACGAACTGGCATCCGATACCGATGCGCTGCGCACCGGGTTGCTGGACCGGCTTGAGGCCGTGCTCCATTTCCTGTTTCCGCAGGGGCGCACCCGGGGTGGCAAGTTCACCATTGGCGATATCGATGGCAAACCTGGCAAGAGTCTGGTGGTTGAGCTGGACGGACCACGGCGCGGCCTGTGGAAGGACTTTTCCACCGAAGAGGGCGGCGATGTCATCGATCTGTGGGCGCGGTCGCAGGGTCGCTCCGCACGCAGCGACTTCCCGCGCATCGCTGGCGAGATCCGGCAGTGGCTCGGTCTTGCTGCACCGAACATCACGCCGATGCGCCGCGATGTTCGCAGCGTGCCGATGGACGACCTCGGCGCGTACACCGCCAAGTGGGACTATCTGTCACCCGAGGGCGAACTGATCGCCTGCGTCTACCGCTACGACCCACCGACGGGCAAGGAATATCGCCCCTGGGATGTTCGTGCCCGCATGTGGCGCGCGCCCGACCCCAGGCCGCTCTACAACCTCCCGGTCATCTCGAAGGCGCGAGAGGTCGTCCTGGTCGAAGGCGAGAAGTGTGCGGCTGCATTGATCGCTTGCGGCATTGCGGCCACCACCGCGATGAACGGCGCCAAAGCACCTGTCGATAAAACCGACTGGCATCCGTTAGCGGGGAAATCCGTGGTCATCTGGCCGGATCGGGACGCCCCCGGCTGGGACTACGCCGAGAGCGCAGCGCGTGCTTGCGTGGCTGCGGGCAGCACATCAGTGGCCATCCTGGTGCCGCCCACCGACAAGCCGGCCAAGTGGGATGCCGCAGACGCCGTCGACGAAGGGTTCGACTGCGCGGCATTCATCGCCCAGGGCGAACGCCGCGTAGTCAAAGTGGCGGCTGCCTCTCTGCCCACCTTCACTCTCGGCGAACTGCTCGATGACGACTCACCGCTGCCACCCGATCTGATCTCGCCGCGCGTGCTGACGCCGGCAGGCATGTTGGTGTTCGGCGGTGCGCCCAAGGTCGGCAAGAGTGACTTCCTGTTGTCCTGGCTGGCGCACATGGCCGCTGGCGCTGCGTTTCTGGGCATGCAGCCACCCAGACCACTGCGTGTGTTTTACCTACAGGCCGAGGTCCAGTACCACTACCTGCGCGAGCGCGTGAAGGATGTCCGCCTGCCGTCCCATCGGCTGCTGGACGCCCGCGCCAACTTCGTGGCCACACCGCAGTTGCGGCTGGTGCTTGATGACGCGGGCCTGGCGCAGGTGATCCCGGCGATCATGAACGCCTTTGGCGGTGAGCCTCCCGACATCATCGCCATCGATCCCATCCGCAACGTGTTCGACGGCGGTGATGCCGGTGGCGAGAACGACAACGGCGCCATGCTGTTCTTCTTGTCGCAGCGGGTGGAGCGGATTCGCCAGGCGGTCAACCCAGACGCCGGGGTGATCCTCGCCCACCACACCAAGAAGCTCGGCAAGAAGCAGTTCGAGGAAGACCCGTTCCAGGCCCTGGCCGGCGCGGGAAGCCTGCGTGGCTATTACTCCACCGGGATGTTGCTGTTCCGGCCGGATGAGACGCGTACGACCCGTCAGCTGATCTATGAGTTGCGCAACGGTGCCGGCATTCCGCTCAAGCACATCGACAAGGTTCAGGGTGAGTGGCGCGAGGTCGACGCCCACGATCGGCTGGTGATGAAGGAATACGGCGAGCGGCTGGATGCGGAGCGTCGGCGTAAGCGCGACGCGATCCTGGAAATTCTGTTTCAGGAGGCCGCCAACGGACGCTGCTACACCGCCAATCAGTTTGCCGAAGGCTTTGAAGGCAAAGCCGGGCTCGGTGGCGAGCGCACCATCCGCGAGCGGCTATCGGCCTTGGCGACCCAGGGCTACATCAAGTATTTCCGCAATGCGGCTGACTACGGTTTGCCGTCCTGCGGGCGCACCAAGTTCGGCTACCTGTGTGTGGAAGGCATGGCGTTGCAGATGGCCATCGGACCGCCTGATCCAGACACCGGGGAGGTCGTGATGCAGACACATCTCGTCCTGCCCACCCACTACAAATGCCCGCAATCGGGAGCCGCCATGCCGGTCGAGAACCCCGAGGTGTGGGTGTACCAAGACGATCTCAACGATACCCAGGAGCCCGCATGAATACGCATCGTCAAGTTGGCAAAAATTCTGCCAACTGCCACCTACTTTTTGCCAACTGGATTCAGTTGGCAGACCCTTGCCAACTTCATTCTCATGTAAATCAACCGCTTGAGCGCAAGTTGGCAAGTTGGCAAGTTGGAAACGCTGCCAACTTGCCAACTGACGAAAACCCGCGTGATTACTGGGTTTGCGCGGATTCTTCAGTTGGCGAAAACTCCCCTCTCCCTACGGGAGAGGTAGACACCCCCGACTACGGTCGGGGTGTCCACCTCGTTCTCGGACGTCGTCCGGTGGTCTGCATGGGGGTGGTCCAAGTGGCGGTTGGCGCAATGCGGGGCTGCCCTGTTGCTGCCCAGAAGGCTCAGTTTCAGCGAGGTCCTCGCCATGGCTAAAGCACGCGTATTGGCTATCGATCTGGGAACCACCACGGGCTGGGCATTGCGCTCCAACGACGGTCGCATCGCGCATGGGTTTGCCCGATTCAAGCCTGACCGCTTTGAGGGCGGCGGCATGCGTTACCTGAGGTTCAAGCGCTGGCTGACCGATATCAAGCAATCGACTGAGGGTCTTGATGCGGTGTACTTCGAAGAGGTCAGACGGCATCTGGGCGTGGATGCGGCACATGCCTATGGAGGTTTCATGGCGCACCTGACTGCCTGGTGCGAGCACCACCAGATCCCGTATCAAGGCATTCCGGTCGGGACCATCAAAAAGCACGCCACCGGCAAAGGCAATGCGGGCAAAGCCGAGGTCATCGCGGCCATGCGTGCCCTGGGCCACCCGGTCACGGATGACAACGAGGCCGATGCACTGGCTTTGCTGCACTGGGCCATCGCGACGCAGGAGGCCTGACCATGAAAACACCAACACCTCACTACCGCTGCCCCCTGGGGCGCCTGCAGCCCCAGTCGCCCGATCTGGACGCGATCAAGCAAAGCGGCTGGCAGGAGCAGCGCATCCTGGTGGTGCATGCCGATGACAGCCGCCTGGACTTTCTTGAGCAGGAGATCGTTCGGCGCATCGGTCAGCGTCTTTACGGAGGGTCTCGCCATGGCTAAGTGGACGATCGACGATGTGGCCTTGCGCTTCAGTCAGGCGGCCGATGTGGCCCGACGTCTGCCAGCGGTTCGGGTCCAGGGATATTTCAACTGCTGGCCGGCGATCAAACGCGCCGAACATGAAAACTTGGGTGCGGATGACCGGCCACCGGTCTATTTCCCGCCCAGTCCGGAGTCGGTTGATCGGATGCTGGAGGTGATGCGCTGGGTGCTCTGGCTGGAAGAAGAACAACGTCACCTGGTGTGGATGCGCGCCAAGCGCTATGGCTGGCGGGAGATCGGTATCCGCTTTGCCTGTGATCGCAGCACCGCCTGGCGGCGCTGGCAGATGGCCTTGGCCAAAGTGGCGCTGCACCTCAATCTGGAAGATCGATCGTGAAATTGCATGAAATCGCCAGCGACTTACAAGGTCTGCGCAGACCTGCGTAACGCTGCGGGTTGAACGCGAAATCAGGCGTGCAACATATCCGCCGGATTGGCGTAGTATTTCAGCTATCTTCTGGACAGAGGTGCGAGGCAAACGCCCACCCTGATCTGGCCACTACCTAACCCCATGAACTCGCCCTGAGCACCATGCTCTTGGCGGGTTTGTCGTTTCAAGGCTCCCAGACCATCGTGCAAATCGAAAACCGTCCGATCGAGGCGTTGATTCCTTACGCCCGTAACAGCCGCACGCACTCGGATGCCCAGGTGGCGCAGATCGCGGCATCCATCCGCGAGTTTGGCTGGACCAACCCGGTGCTGGTCGATGGCAGCAACGGCATCATCGCCGGCCACGGCCGGGTGCTGGCTGCGCGCAAGCTGGGCTTCGAGCAGGTACCGGTCATCGAACTGGCGCACCTGACCGAATCGCAAAAGCGCGCCTATGTGCTGGCGGACAACAAGCTGGCAGAAAACGCCGGCTGGGATGATGAGTTGCTGCGTATCGAACTGGAGGCCTTGCAGGCTGCCGGGTTCGACCTGTCTCTGACAGGCTTTGCCGATGATGAACTGGCCGCGCTGATGGCCGAGTTGGCCGGCAACGAGGGGTTGACCGACGATGACGCCGTACCGGAGGTCACCGACGACCCCGTAAGCCAACCAGGGGATGTGTGGCTGCTGGGTGAGCATCGCCTGCTGTGTGGCGATGCCACCGACCCTGTGGCACTGGAGACCCTGATGGGCAGCGATCTGGCCGACATGGCGTTTACCGATCCGCCCTACAACGTCAACTACGCCAATACTGCCAAGGACAAGCAGCGCGGTACCCACCGGCCCATCCTTAATGACAACCTGGGTGAAGGCTTTGCCGGATTCCTGTCGGCGGCCTGTGCCAACTTGCTGACCTACAGCAAGGGCGCGGTTTACATCGCCATGAGCTCCAGCGAGCTTGACACCCTGCAGCTGGCATTTCGCGGCGCCGGTGGCAAGTGGTCCACCTTCATCATCTGGGCCAAGAACACCTTCACACTGGGTCGCGCTGACTACCAGCGCCAGTACGAACCCATCCTGTATGGCTGGCGTGATGGCGTCGATCACTTCTGGTGCGGTGACCGTGACCAGGGTGATGTCTGGTTCATCAACAAGCCGGTAAAGAACGATCTGCATCCGACCATGAAGCCGGTGGAGCTGGTCGAGCGGGCGATTCGCAACAGCAGTAAAACACGGGACATCGTGCTTGATCTGTTTGGCGGCTCCGGTACGACCCTGATTGCTGCCGAGAAAACCCAGCGCCGCGCACGGCTGGTGGAGCTTGACCCCAAGTATGTCGACGTGATCGTCAAACGTTGGCAGGATTACACGGGGAAACAAGCAACACGTCTCCAAGATGGGACGTCATTCGTCGAATGCTCATCAGCTCAGGTGCGGAAAATGGAGATGGCTGTCAGTACGGCTGAGCCGACAAGGCAATAGATTCCGGCTCTGACCCACGATCCCGACAATCGGTTGGCAGTCGCAATGCGTTCCTCCAGTCCCCGAAAGACGTAAATATCGCCGGACTGAACTACAGATTCGATTGACGTAGAAAGCGCGTCCAGTGCAAAGCGCATCTCCGATAAAACTCGATTCAGGCTATAGGCCAGAATGGTTCCGCCAACCAAACCCAAGATCGAAGCCAACAGTTGAATTGTTTTCGCATCCATAAAACCTCCTCAAAGGTGAAAGAGTAGCCCATCGCTTGAAACTCAGTCAGCGTGGCCGATCCGGTAAACGCGCTGGCCATGGTCATCCTTGCTGGAGCTCAGTGTCAGGCCCAGCTTCTTCTTGAAGGCTCCGGCAAAGGTGCCACGCACCGTGTGCGGTTGCCAGCCCGTGGCCTCAACGATCTGGCCGATGGTGGCGCCTTCTGGGCGCTGGAGCATAGCGATGATCTGCGCCTGCTTGGTGTTCTCCCGGATGCGCGGCGCGGCTTTGATCGGCTCGGCCGAAGCCGGTGGCACCGCCAGGCCCAGCGCCTCGTAAGCGAGGTCGGTGACCCGGTGGCTCTCACCATCGATTTGAATCAGCCCCTGACGCAGCAGGCTGCCCAACACCTTGTTACGGGCGCCGCCCTTGAGGTTGTCGGGAAACCAGCTCAGTTGGCCACCGGACGACTGGATGGCGGTGTTGAGGATCAGGGTCTGGGTGTTGGTCAGTTTCATGGTCATCTCCTTGTGATCGATCGGTGTGCGTTGAATTGGGGTGCGCTTACTCGGCGTACTCGCCTTCCTTGAAGTAGGCGTCGGTCACTTCCTTGAGGGCAGTGACGTAGTGCGTCACGTCACCGACGTGGCCCCAGGTCACCTCATCGGGGCTGACGCCAAAGTGGTCATCGCGCATCTGTTGCAGCCGCTGGAGCAAGACGTCGAATTCGCCGGCCTTGGCGATAAAGCTGTCCAGGGCGGTGGGCTTGGCAGTCAGGGTGGTCATGGTTGGGTCCTTTTTTCGGGTGGGTGATCGTGTCTGTATGAACGCTTCATTCGGCCGGCTTAGCAACTCGTTTCTGCGGGGTCTGGCGAGGTTGCTTGCCGGCCTGCTGACCTGCCTCAAAAGCCGCCTGCAGCGCGGCTTTGATGTTCCAGACCGCCACATCATGGAAGTCCAGCCGGTCGCTGTTGCGCGTGTCCAGGGTCTCGAGCCCGAGGATGGTCTGGGCGATGTGATCGAGCGTCGGGTGGGTCATGGTGTGGGCTCCGGTTGATTGCGATGACTGTATGAACGCTTCATTTCCGGAAGAAGCCAAGTTGAATCTGGCCCCTGTCGCATCAATCCCACGCAGGGACGGGCAGTGGCTCGCAACGCTTCGCTATTTCATCGCCGGGGACCCTGGCGACCTTGGCCAGTGCGGGGCGGCGGACCCGCGAGATTTGCGCAGGCACAGGCCGCGCTTCGGTTTCGCTTCGTGGCTCAGTTCAAGGCGCCACAGGGCCTGGCCGTGAGCCGAGACGAAATGAGTGGCATCGGTGTTTCGCTTGACGGCGAAATGTCGGCGCTGCCAGCCCCAATTTGATTTCACCTTTACCCACGAGCCACTTTGCATGGCAACTGCCCCCATCGAATCGCTGGCCAAGCTGCTGGATCTCACCCCGCGTCGAGTGCAGCAGCTGGCCAAGGAAGGCGTGATCCCCAAGCCGGCCACGCGCGGGCAGTACGACATCATCCCGTCGGTCGTGGCCTACATCCGCCACCTGCGGGCGGTGGCCAGCGGCGACGGCGGTGATCTTCTGACTGAAAAAACCCGCCTCGCCCGTGCCCAGGCCGAAAAAACCGAAGTCGAGATCGCCCGTCTCAAGGGCGTGCTGGTGCCCGCTGCGCAGGTTGAGCGCGCCTGGGCCAGCATGATCGCCGCCGCCCGGGCCAAGTTATTGACCCTGCCGGTGCGCGCCACTCCGTTGGTGCTGCCGCTTTCTGAGGAGTCGGCCATTGAACGGCTGCTGACGGACATGGTGCTGGAGGCCTTGTCGGAACTTGCTGAGGCCGCCCTTGACGATGATCCAGACCTTGCTAACCCGGGTGCGCTCGCTGTGGCGACCACCGCCGACGATGACGGTGAGCCAATGGGCTGACACGAATCTTTACCTCTCGCCCGAGGACAGTGCGGAGTCCGGCAAGTACCTGAGCGATCGTGCCCCATATCAGCGCGGCATCATGGATGCGTTCAGCGAACCCGGGGTCGAGGAGGTCGTCATGATGTCCTCGGCGCAGGTGGGCAAAACGCTCATCCTGAAGTCCTTGATTGGCTATTTCATCGATCTCGACCCATCGCCGATCCTGGTCGTGCAGCCCACCATCGAAATGGGAGAGACCTTCTCCAAGGATCGTCTGGCGCCGATGATCCGCGACACCCCGGCCCTGGTCGGCAAGGTGCGCGACGCCAAGAGCCGCGACTCGGGCAACACGATTCTCAAGAAACACTTCCCCGGCGGGCATCTCACGATCGCCGGGGCCAATAGCGCAGCGAGCCTGTCCAGTCGCCCGATCCGGATTCTGCTCTGCGACGAGGTCGATCGCTACCCGCCCTCGGCCGGCACCGAAGGCGATCCGGTCAACCTGGCCCGCAAGCGTACCGCCACCTACCGCGCGCGCAAGAAAGTGGCGCTGGTGTCCACGCCGACCCTCAAGGGGCACAGCCGGATCGAACGCGCCTGGCTGCAGTCGGATCAGCGACGCTACTTCGTACCGTGCCCCCAGTGCGGCCACCGGCATGTGCTGGAGTGGGCCAATGTGCTGGTCAATGAAGCGGACTTGGCGCAAACCGCGCTGGTCTGCCCGTCTTGCGGTGTGCTGATCCGCGACAGCGACCGGCCTCTGATGCTCGCGCAGGGGCAATGGACGGCCCAGTGCCCGCAACACCCGATTCCCGGGTTTCATCTGAATGAGCTCTATTCCCCTTGGCGCAAGCTCTCGGAGATCGCCAGCGATTTCCTGCGCGCCCGGGGCAACCCCGAAGAAGAAAAGACCTGGTGGAACACCGCCATGGGGCTGCCCTTCGAAAGCGTGGGCGAGCGAGCCAGTGCCGACCTGCTGGCCCAGCAGCGCGAAGCGTACGCACCGGATCACCTGCCGGCAGGCGTACTGACCGTCACCGCTGGCGTGGACACCCAAAAGGATCGACTGGAAATCGAGCTCGTGGGCTGGGGTGCGGGTGAGGAGTCTTGGGGCATCGAACACATCGTGCTGCACGGCAACCCGGCAGAACCCGCGCTGTGGCAGCAACTGGATGGCTTGTTGATCAGCACCCGTATGCCCACCGAGGACGGCCGGGCACTGCGCATCGCGGCCTGCTGTATCGACTCTGGCGGCCACCATGTGCAGCAAGTGTATGAGTTCGCCACCCCGCGTGCAGCGCGCAACGTCTGGGCGGTCAAAGGCCAGTTCGGTCCGCGCCCGGTCTGGCCCAAGCGGCAGACGAAGTCCAAAAAGTACCGGGGCCACACGGTGCGCCTGATCGGTGTCGACACTGCCAAGGACACCATTTACGCGCGCTGGCAGGTCGCACCCGGCAAGCCTGGCTACTGCCACTTTCCGATGTCGTATGACGACACCTGGTTCGAGCAGGCCACTGTCGAAAAACGCGTGACCCGCATCGATGCCAGAGGCAATGAAGTGCGCGCCTGGCAAAAGCCCTCCGGGGCGCGCAACGAAGCGCTGGACTGCCGCGTGTATGCCTATGCCGCGCTGCAGGGACTCAAGATCGAGCGCCGCCTGGTGCTGGCCAAACTGGCTGGCGCGGTCATCGAAGGCGAACTCATGACATCGCAACACGAGCCCGTCGTCGCCAGGCCCAACGAGGGCTCGCCTCGACTGAGGCAAGCGCCGGCGGCTGCTGCCGGAACTCACCAATCACCAGCCCGTCGGGTCGCGGCATCCGCCTACCTGCGCCGACGCTGAGCATCAAGGAAACCTCACATGGCCTTTACCCAGGACGACGTCGTCCGGATTGAGCGTGCCCTGGCCAAGGGCGAGCACATCGTCCGGTTTGCCGACCGCACCGTGGAATACCGCTCGGTGCAAGAACTCATCGAGGCACGCGATCGTATGCTCAACGAGCTCTCGAAAGGTGGCAGGCGCCGTGCCCGGCTGGTGCGCTTGTTTCATGCCAGCAAGGGGTGGTGAGAATGCCTATGTCCTACCCCTGGTTGGCGCAGCGCGGCTTTCTGCTGCCCCAGCGCCTGACCCGTGTGCAAGCCAGCTATGACAGCGCCGGCAACGGTCGTCGTCTGGGCGGCTGGAAGGCACCCGATGGCGGGCCAAGTTCGGCGTCGCTTGGCGGTCTGCAACACTTGCGCAACCGATCCCGCGCCGCCACGCGCAACGACCCGTATGCCTTCTCGGCCATAGACCGGCTGGTGTCGAACACCATCGGTACCGGGATCACCCCCAAACCCCGCCATCCCGATGATGGGGTGCGGCGCCAGTTGCAGGCACTGTGGGAGGATTGGTGCGACGAAGCCGATGCCGACGGTCGTACCGATCTCTATGGGCTGCAGGCGCTGGTTTGCCGGGCGGTCTACGAGTCGGGCGAGTGCTTCATTCGCCTGCGGCCCCGGCGGCTTGAGGATGCCATGGCGGTACCCCTGCAGTTGCAGGTGCTTGAGCCTGAGTTCGTGCCGCACGACAAACACGAACAAGGCCGTGGCGGCAATGTCATCCGCGCCGGCATTGAGTACAACGCAATCGGACAGCGGACCGCCTACTGGATGTACCGCGCTCATCCCGGTGATGGCCCGAGTCCTGCATTGGGGTTTAACGATCTGGTGCGCGTCCCGGCCGAGCAGGTGTTGCACATCTATGAGCCGCTGCGCGCGGGTCAGTTGCGTGGTGTCCCCGTTCTGGCGCCGGTCTTGGCGCGCCTGAAGTCGCTCGACGACTTTGATGACGCAGTGCTCTTTCGGCAGGAAGTGGCCAACCTGTTTGCCGGCTTCATCCGCAAACCGGCGCCCGAGGACCCGCCGGTCGATCCGGTGACGGGCGCGCCCATTCAGACCGATGCCGATGGGTTCACCCCAATGGTGGGGCTGGAGCCCGGCACCCTGCAGGAACTGCTGCCTGGTGAAGAGGTGGATTTCTCGAATCCGCCCGATGCCGGCAACACCTACCCGGACTTCATGCGTCAGCAGCTGCTGGCCACCGCTGCCGGGGCAGGTTTGCCCTTCGAGTTGCTGACCGGGGACCTGCGCAATGTGAATGACCGGGTGATCCGGGTGGTGTTGAACGAGTTTCGGCGGCGCATCGAGCAGCGCCAGTTTGGCGTCTTCGTCCACCAGATGTGCCGGCCCGTGCGCGCTGCCTGGCTGGACATGGCGGTGCTGGCCGGAGCCATCGCGCTGCCTGATTACCCCCGACAACGGCGGGCGTACCTGCGCACCCGCTGGGTGCCGCAAGGCTGGTCCTACCTGCACCCGGTGCAGGATGTGCAGGCCCGGCGCATGGAAGTGCGTGCCGGCTTTACCTCGCGTTCGGAAGTCGCACTGCGCCAAGGCTACGACGCTGAACTCATCGACGCAGAAAACGCGGCCGACATCGCCCGCGCTGATGCCCTGGGCCTGGCCTATGACTCGGATGCGCGCGCTAACCCGGCAGCGCCCACATCGCCTATTTCCAATTTTGAGGAGCCAGCATGAGCCACCTTCCCGAGGCTGCGCCAACGCGCAGCTGGTACCGCATTCAAGCCAAAACTGATGCCGATCAATCGAAATCCATAGAAGTGCTGATCTATGACGAGATCGGGCTGTGGGGCATCAGCGCCGCCCGATTCATCGACGAGCTCAAGGCGATGGACGATGGGCAGGCCGCGATCACGGTCGCCATCAACAGCCCAGGCGGTGATGTGTTCGACGGGTTTGCCATTCACAACGCGCTACTGCGCCTGGGTGCGCGCTGTACCGTGCGCATCGACGGCCTGGCCGCATCGGCTGCCAGTGTCATTGCCTGTGGCGGGCATCAGGTAGTGATGGCGGCCAACGCCATGCTGATGATCCATAACCCCTGGACCTTCACCTACGGCAGTGCCCACGACCTGCGCAAAACCGCCGACATGATGGACAAAGCGCGCGACGGCATCCTGGCGGCCTACAGGCGCAAGGCTCCCGCCATCGAAGACGCCATGCTCATTCAGATGCTCGATGCAGAGACCTGGTTGAGTGCCGATGAGGCCTTGGCGCTGGGCTTGGTGGACGTCATTGGCGAGGCCGTGGCTCTGCAGGCCTGCCGGGGCACGACCAATGTCCTGGCGCGCTTCAAGCATCCCCCCGAAGCCTTGCTGGCAGCCAGTGCTGAGTCGATTCCCAAAGCTGAGTTGATTCCCGAAGAACCAGCCCAGGCACCCGAGCTCCAGCTAGACCCGACCCGGCTCGCACGCAATGCGGCGCGTTTCTCTCAGGCTTGCCTGGCCTGTGGGTTGGCTGATTTCACTGAGGAGTTGCTGATGAACACCCCCCTTTCCGATGACGACGCGGTGTCCGCGCAGATTGAGCGTCTGCAAGCGATTCGCACCCTGTGTGCCAGCGCCCGGTTGCCGGAACTGGCTGCCGACTACGCGCGTTCCGGGCTGAGTGTGGAGGCCGTGCGTGCGCGGCTGTTTGATCGATTGCTGGCCGCGCAAGGCACTGTGATCGACAACAAGGAACCGCCCATCATCCCCGAGCCCAAAGCAGCGGCCAGTCCGAACACGAGCGCCATCTACGCCGCGCGCAAGAAAAAGCCCAGCCGCCCGGCGGCCGTCAAAACGGCCACGCCTCAGGCGCCCATCCCCCAAGCACCCACCCCTTAATCGTCACCTGGAGCACACGCCATGAACATCCAAACCGAGGCCGTCCACACGGCTGAATTCCTTCTCTCCGAGGGCAATCGCGAGATCTCGCGCGAAGCCATCACGGTCGCTGCCGGTGACGCGTTGCCTGCCGGGCAGGTTCTGGGCATTCAGACCGCCTCGGGCCATTACGCCGCCTACAGCCCGGCCGCCACCGACGGCACCGAGGTGGCAGTGGGCATCTTGCACGCTGCACTGCCCGCATCGGCAGACGTACGCAATGGCGTGGCTTTCGTGCGCTTGGCTGAAGTCGCCGCAGCGCGTCTGACGGGGCTGGATGCCGCAGCGATTGCCGATCTCAAAACCCGTCACCTCATCGTGCGCTAACCCACGTGCCTAACCCATTGCGGAGACTTCCATGCCCCTGACTCTCGACATCTTTAACGACGACGCCTTCGGTGTCGCTTCGCTCACCGCCGCCATCAACAACCCGCCCGAGGGCCAATATGTTCCCACGCTGCTCGACAGCCTATTTGAGGAAGAAGGGATCACCACGACCTCGGTCATGATCGAGCGCGATGGCGATGCTCTGGCCCTGGTGCCAGCCACCGAGCGCGGTGCACCGGGTGACGTTACCGTGGGATCGAAGCGCGACATGATCCCGTTCTCGACCCTGCACCTGGCCACGACCGGTGCAATCAAGGCCGATGAAGTTCAAGGCGTGCGCGCCTTTGGCAGCGAATCGCAGACGCAGACGGTGCAGAACCTGGTCACCCAGCGCCTGCTCAAAATGCGCCAGCGTCTGGAAGCGACCCTGCGCTACCACCGCTTCGGTGCGGTCACCGGCAAGATCTACGATGCGGACGGTTCGCGCGTCCTGTTGGACTTGCACCAGCGCTTTGGCATCACCGCCCAATCGGTGGCCATGGCACTGGGCACCGAAACCACCGACTTGCAACAAAAGATTCGCGATGCCAAGCGCAAGAGCGAGGATGTGATCGGCGACTCGGGGGTGATCACCGGCTGGCTGGGCATTTGCGGTCGCGGTTTCTACGACGCCTTTGTCGGTCACGCCACCGTCAAGCAGGCCTACGACCGCTGGAACGATGGTCAATTCCTGCGTGACGATCTGCGCAAGGGCTTCACCTTCGGCGAGGTGACCTGGAAGGAGTTCTACGGCAAGGTCGGCAGCATCAGCTTCATCGGCGAAAACGATGCCTATCTGATCCCGGTCGGTGTCTCGGAGCTCTTCATCACCCGTTATGCGCCGGCTGACTACATGGAGACGGTCAACACCATCGGCCTACCGCTCTATGCCAAGCAGGAGCTGATGCGCATGAACAAGGGCGTGGCGCTTGAAGCCCAGTCCAACCCGCTGAACCTGTGCACCAAGCCGCGCGCGGTCATCAAGCTCACCAAGTGAGCCGGCTGACATGCAAGACTTTCGTGCCCTCGGCAATGAACTCGATGCCAGCGTGTTCGACGCCTTGGCCGATCAGGCTGACATCGCCGGTCGTCCGGTGCGTGGCATGTTCTCTTCCCCGTGGCTCGCACCTCAGGTGGGGCGCTTGGATACCGGCCTGATTGAGCCGCAGCTCATCGTGCGCGATCTCGATGCGGTTGATGTGGCCAGAGGCACGACCTTGAGCTTTGATGGCCAGATCTACGAGGTCGTGGGGATCGAGCCGGATGGTACGGGCGTCACGGCTCTGATTCTGAGGCCCATGGCATGAGCACTACCCTCAAAGTCGATATTGACGTGGGCGAGTTGCTGGCATTGACCCAGGGCCTCACCGCCAGCGCGAGCCAGGCGGCCTGGCGCCGCACCCTGCGTAAGACCGGGCAGTGGGTCAAAAGTCAGACCGCCAAGGCGGTGAGCGTTGAGACCCGTATCCCGCAAAAGCTGCTGCGCCAGCGCCTGTATTTCTTTCTGCGCTCGCGCGACAGCGGCAAGGTCTGGCTGGGGCTGAACGCCATCGAAGCCCACCGCCTGGGCAAACCACGTCAGACACGTACCGGCATTTCGGTAGGGCGCCATCGGTTTGATCAAGCGTGGCGGATGCGCAAGCGCTCACCTGACGGACCACTGTATCGCCGTACTACGCAGGCCCGTCGTCCCTATGAAGTGGTCAAGGTGGACTGGGCTGGCCCCGGTGAAGCGGCATTTCGACAAGCGGCCGAGCGCGCCGAAGAACGCCTGCTGACGGTGCTGCGCCAGGAAGTGAACTACGAAATTCAAAAGGCGCTGGCCAAGGCCCGCTGAGGATGTACACCCGATGATTGATTCACTTGCCCAATTGCACAACGCAATCGTCAACGGACTGCGCGCCAAGCTGGACGGGGTGCCCACGGTCGAGGCTTATCCGGTCTTGCAGCGCCGCATCGGCCTGCCTGCCGTGCTGGTGGAGCTCGCCGAGATGGAGCCGGGCGATGATCCGGGCAATGGCGCCACGGCACTGATTGGCCGGTTTCAGGCCCGGGCGATTGTTGACCCCAATGCGGCGCAGGCCGATTTGCAGGTGCGTGAATTGGCGGCGCGGGTTGCCGTGGCGCTGACCCATGAGACCTGGGGCCTGCCGATCACTATGGCGAGTCTGGTTCAGATCGGGGATGACGCTTTCAAGCCCGAACTCGATGGGTACCTGGTCTGGGTGGTCGAATGGACCCATGAGTTTCATCTGGGCGAGGTGGTCTGGCCCTACACCGACCAGAGTGGTCTGACCATCTGGGTGGGCTTTACGCCAAATATCCAGCCTCCTGAAACCTATGAATCCCTGATGGAGGCGCCATGAGCGACGCTTACGCGATTGGCGAACACGATCGCATGATCGCCGCCATGCTGCAGGCCGGCACCATCGAAATCGTCGACCACAGCGCCGCCCGGGCACGGGTGCGCATCGGCAACTGGGTGTCGGCTTATCTGCCGTGGCATGTGCCGGCTGCCGGTGCAGTGCGGATCTGGCGCGCGCCCTCGGTGGGTGAGCAGTGCTTGCTGATTTCACCCTCGGGCATGCCGGAGGCCGGTTTCATCCTGCCAGGCTTTTACACCACCACGCACGGCCAGGCGGATAACCGGGACCATGTGACGGTGATCCGCATGCCGGATGGCGCGCAGATGCTCTACGACTGGCAGGCAGGTGCATTGCTGGTTGAGGGCACCCAGAGCGTGACCGTGAAAAACGCCACCACCGTGCTGATCGACAGTGGTGGCCCGGTGACGGTTAAGGCCCCCAGCGTCACGCTGGACGCACCCGAGACCACGCTCACTGGCAATCTGACGATTGGCGGTGCGCTGGCCCAGGGTGTGTCGGGCGGCTCGGGTGGCGGCAATGCCACCTTCGGCGGTCAGGTTCACGCACAAGGCGATGTCACTGCCGGTGGCATCAGCCTGCAGGGTCACACCCACACCGAACAAGGCGACGGCGCGCCAACCAGCGTTGCCCGCTGATCCCTCATTCACCCCAAAAGCAAGCCCGTCCCCGTTCGCGCTGGACTGGCTTGTGCGTTTCAGGAGCCCCACATGGCCAAGATCGACACCAAGCCCACACCCACACCGATCACCACCCCAAATGAGAAAAGTCCTTCAACGGTGACTTACCGTGACCTCGCGTTCAAGAGCCGCACCTTGGTGCTGGCCGATGGCCGCAGCTTTGCAGTAGTGCAGGGACGCATCCAGACCGGTGACACCGCCCTGATCGCCTTTCTGGAAAACCACCCGGAATTCCAGCGCGAGCCTGATCCGGCCGCCGGAGTTTGAACCATGGCCCTGATTGGCATGAGCCGTGATACCGGCCAGGCCCTCACTGGCATCGCCCACCTCAAGCAGTCTATCCGCGACATCCTGAGCACGCCTTTGGGCAGCCGGCGCATGCGCCCGGAGTACGGCAGCGAGATTCCCCGCTATGTGGACCTGCCCATCAACAAGGGCTGGATCTCGGCGGTGCAGGCTGAAGCCGCACGCGCCATCGGCCGGTGGGAGCCACGCATTCGCCTGTCGGCGGTGCGCATCACCGGCGTGGTCGATGGACGGATTGATTTTGTGATTGAAGGACAGTACGAGGCCGCGCCTTTGCTGCTGGAGGTGGCGCTGTGATCGACCTGTCGCAACTACCCGCACCCGAAATCGTCGAGCCACTGGATTTCGAGGGCATCTATCAGGACCTGTTGGCCACCTTCCGGGCATTGATGGGCGATGGATGGACGGCGCCGCTGGAGTCCGACCCGGTCGTGAAATTGCTTGAACTCTGTGCGTACCGAGAGTTGCAGCTGCGTGCGCGCATCAACGATGCCGCCCGCTCGGTACTGCTGGCCTATGCCGTGGGTGCGGATCTGGAACAACTGGCGGCCAATGTGAACGTCTCGCGTTTGCTGGTCAGCCCGGGTGACCCAGAGGCCTCGCCACCCATTGATCCCGTCTATGAGAACGACGCCAGCCTGCGTGCCCGGGTGCAGCGGGCCTTCGAAGGTCTGTCGGTGGCAGGTCCCCGTGCGGCCTACGTCTTTCACGCCCTGTCAGCCGATGGGCGTGTGGCCGATGCCTCGGCCGAGAGCCCGGCGCCCGCCGAGGTGGTGGTCACGGTGCTCTCGCGAGAAGGCGATGGCAGTGCGTCTGCCGATCTACTGGACGTTGTGGATGACGCCTTGTCAAGCGAGGAGGTGCGGCCTGTGGCCGATCGCCTCACCGTGCAAGGCGCCCAGATCGTGCCTTACCAGGTCACAGCCACCCTGTGGCTTTATCCCGGGCCGGAGGTCGAGCCCATCCTGGCTGCGGCATTGGCGCAACTGGAAACCTATGTCGGCACGCAGCGCCGGCTTGGTCGCGATATCCGGCGCTCGGCGATCTTTGCCGCCCTTCATGTCGAAGGTGTGCAGCGGGTGGAACTGCTGCAGCCACCTGCCGACGTGGTGTTGACGAGCAGCCAGGCTGCGCACTGCACAGCGATCAATGTGTCTGCCGGAGGCTTTGATGAGTAGCGCCTTGCTGCCAGCTAATAGCACACCGCTGGAGCGGCATCTTGCAGAGGCTACCCACCGAACGATCCCGCTGCCCATCGCTGATCTGTGGCGACCCCAATCGTGTCCGGCCCACTTGCTGCCGTATCTCGCCTGGGCACGTTCCGTCGATCGTTGGGACCCCGTTTGGTCGGGAGCGGCCAAGCGCGGTGTCATTGCGTCCGCTTTTTATGTGCATCAGCACAAGGGCACCATCGGCGCGCTGCGCCGGGTGGTCGAGCCTCTGGGCTATCTGATTGAAGTCGTTGAGTGGTGGGAGCGGGTTCCTGTCGGTCCGGCCGGCACCTTCAGCCTTAAGGTCGGCGTGCTCGACACCGGAATCAGCGATGCGATGTACCAGGAGCTTGAGCGCCTGATCGATGACGCCAAGCCGCTTAGCCGACACCTGATTGGCCTGGCCATCAGCCTCGAAGCCCGAGGTGTTTGTCCCGTTCACGTGGCGGCCTACGAGGGCGACGAGATGGTCATCTACCCCTACACGCCGGAAGTGGTCGAGGTCGCCGGCCTGGTATGCATCCAAGGCACCGACCACACGATCGATCACCTCAATATCTATCCCTGGAGCTCATCGCTATGAGTCAAACCTACTTTGCCATCCTGACCGCGATTGGCGAGGCCAAGCTGGCCAATGCCACGGCGCTGGGCACGACGCTGCAACTGACCCAGATGGGCATCGGCGATGGCAATGGCAGCACGCCACTGCCCAATCGCAGCCAGACCGCCCTGGTTCGTGAAAACCGGCGTGCGCCACTGAACCGTCTCTTTGTCGATCCTGCCAATGCCAGCCAGATCATCGCCGAGCAGGTGATTCCGGAAGAAATCGGAGGCTGGTGGATTCGCGAGATTGGTCTGTACGACACCGATGGCAACCTGTGCGCAGTGGCCAACTGCCCGGATACCTACAAGCCTGTGCTGGCAGAGGGGTCGGGGCGCACGCAGGTGATCCGCATGGTGCTGATAGTGAGCAATACGGCGGCTGTTCAACTGAAGATCGATCCGGCGATCGTGCTGGCTACGCGCGGCTATGTGGATGACGAGTTCGGCAAGCACCTGGCGGCGCTTGACCCACATCCGCAGTACATGACCGCTCCGGAAGTGGCCAGTGCTATATCCGGCAAGGCGGATAAAGCGATAACGCTGGCAGGCTATGGCATAGCCGATGGAGCGACCTTGTCACTCGTCACCCAAGCGGCCCCTCCGGGAATGGTCGCTTTCTTTGGCGTTAGCCCTGCACCAGATGGTTGGTTAAAAGCCAATGGCGCTGAAATTAGCAGAACAGTTTACGCAGCGCTTTTTGCTGCGATTGGGACAACCTTCGGCGCCGGCAACGGCAGTACCACATTCCGGTTGCCCGATTTGCGAGGAGAGTTCTTGCGGGGATTTGATGATGGGAGGGGGGCTGATCAAGGACGGCTTCGGGGAACATGGCAGGAAAGTCAGAACCTTTCCCATACGCATAGCGTGAATGATCAGTCGCATGACATCAACCAGTGGCTTGCATTTACCCGACCGGATATCAATCCGAATGCAATAAATGACACAACAGGATATCTGTCTGGTGCTGGATCTATGGCTAATGATCGATTGTTCTACATAAACAACAGCGGCGGAAATGAATCGCGCCCCCGTAACGTTGCCTTGCTTGCCTGCATCAAGTACTGAGGTTGCCCATGAAAACCCTTTATCACTACCACCCCGAAACTGGCGAGTTGATCGGCGACAGTGCTGCAGATCCATCTCCCCTTGAACCGGATGTCTGGCTCATTCCCGCTCATGCGACAGATCAAACACCTCCCAAGGCCAAGGCGAAACAAGTCGCAGTCTTTGCCGGTGAAAAGTGGAATCTCGCGCCAGATTGGCGGGCTGTCGCCCTTTGGTCTACTGAGGATGGCGCTCCAGTTTCGATCCGAGACATTGGTGTCACACCCCACGAGGTTCAGGCCACGGAGGCCCCGCGACCCAGTCCTGCCCATCAATGGTTGAACGGACAATGGCAGGTGGATGCCGATTTGAAATCGGCCTTGCTCGACGCGCTGAAAAACCAGCTCTGCCAACAGATCGACGCAGTGGCCGACCAGGTGCGCCGGGAACTGGCAGGCGACCCCTTGCGCGTGGCCGAATACGACCGTGCAGCGCAAGAGGCCAGTGCGTACCAGTCAGCGGGTTACAGCGGTGAAGTGCCCGCCTCGGTGTTGTCCTGGGCTCAGGCCAAGGCGTGGAGCCCGCAGGCAGCAGCCGAGGACATCTTGCGTGCTGCCCGCCAGTGGGAGGCAGCCCTTTACGGCCTGCGTGACCAACGCCTTAAAACCAAGGAAGCCATTCGCAGCGCCACTGATGAGGCAAACGCCCAGGCGCTGGCAGATGATGGGCAGCAGGCTTTGCGAGCTGTCTATCAGGCGGCCACTTCACCGCCTCCGTAAATTCCGCCACAGCCCACCCATCCCTTCCGGCCCACCCCTGCGGTGGGCTTTTTACTTTCCGGAGAACACGATGCCCACTTCCTTCTTCCACGGTGTGACCGTCACCCTGATCGACACTGGTCCGCGCCCCATTGCCATTCCGTCCTCTTCGATCGTCGGCCTGGTCGATACCTACACGCCTGCCGAGGGCTTGGCCGAGCCCAACAAACCCATCTTGCTGACCTCTTACCGGGAGGCGGTGAAGCAGTTCGGTGCGAGCAGCGCACTGGCGAAGTCGGCACGCGGCATCTACGCCCAGTCTTCGGTCGTGGTGGTCGCCATCGGTGTGCCTCTGGTCGCTGATGCGGCTGTACTCACCAGCGCCATCATCGGTGGCGTGACGGTCGATGGCCAGCGCACCGGCATGCAGGCCCTACTCGATGGCAAGTCCGTCCATAACGCGCAGCCTCGTCTGATCGTCTGCCCGGGACACTCGGCAACCCAGGCCGTGGCCAGCGCCATGGATGGTTTGGCGGCCAAGCTCAAGGCCATTGCCATCGTCGATGGCCCCAACACCGATGACGAAGCGGCCATTGCCTACTTCAACAACTTTGGCAGCAAGCGCGTCTTTGCGGTTGACCCTTGGCTCAAGGTCTGGGACACCGAGACCGGTGCAGCCAGTACCGTGCCAGTGTCCCCGTATGCCGCAGGCCTCTTTGCCCGGACCGATCGTGAATACGGGTTCTGGGCATCCCCCTCGAACAAGGAAATCGTTGAGGTCATCGGCACCGCACGCCCGATCGAATTCCTGGATGGCGACGAGACCTGCCGCGCCAACTTGCTCAATGCCGCCAACATCACCACCGTCATCCGCGATGGCGGCTACCGCCTGTGGGGTAACCGCACGCGCTCAGCCGACGCCAAGTGGGCCTTCGTCACCCGGGTTCGCACGGTCGACATCGTCATGGACGCCATCCTCTATGGCCACAAATGGGCGGTGGACCGATCCATTACCAAGACCTACGTCAAGGACGTGACCGAAGGGCTGCAGGCCTTCATGCGTGATCTGAAAGCGCAGGGCGCCATCATCAATTTTGAGGTCTATCCCGACCCCGAACTCAACACCGCGAGCCAGCTCGAGCAAGGCCGCGTGTACTGGAACATCCGCTTCACCGACGTGCCTCCCGCAGAAAACCCCACCTTCCGGGTCGAGGTCACGAACCAGTGGATTACCGAAGTTCTCGACATTTAAGGAGCCTGCACCGTGATCCCGCAAACCCTCTACAACCTTAACCTCTTCATCGACGGCGTGAACTTCGCCGGCATCGCCACCCAGGTCACGCCGCCCAAACTCAAGATCAAGGCCGAAGACTACCGGGGTGGCGGCATGGACGCCCCGATCAAGATGGATCTTGGCCTCGAAGCGCTGGAAGCCAACTTCGCACTATCGGGCATCTCCATTGAAGCGCTGCGTTTCTTTGGCCTTGCCGACCAGAGCGCCTTCAATGGCGTCTTCCGGGGCGCTTTCCGCACCCACAAGGGTGAGGTGCAGTCCTGCGTCGTGACCCTGCGCGGCATGTTGACCGAAATCGACATGGGCGACTGGAAGCCCTCGGACAAGGCCGAAACCAAATTCAGCCTGGCCTGCAGCTACTACAAGCTCGAGCTCGATGGCCTGCTGATCTATGAGATCGACCCGATCGCCTCGGTACGCATCGTGGATGGCCGCGATCAACTGGCCGACATCCGTGCCGCCCTGGGTCTGTAACCCACTTCCTATCACGCCATCACACCAACGGAGACCCACTCATGGACCACCTGACCATCAAATTGCAGCATCCGACCGAATTCGACGGTATTCGCCGTGACACGCTGTCCCTGCGCGCGCCGCTCGTGCGTGACATGCGCCTGGCCTCGCGCCAGGCGCCCAATGACGCTGAAGAGCGTGAGCTGATCCTGTTCGGGATTCTGGCGGGCGTGGCCCCCAAGGATCTGGAGGGCATGCGTTTTACCGACTACAAGCGGCTGCAAGACAGCTACTTTCGCCTGGTGTCCGCTCGCCCGGATGACCGCGCCACTGCTGAGCCTGCTGATGAAGCGACTGGCGCGGGAACTGCACTTCCCGCCCTCTGAGATTGATGCTCTGGACCTCAGGGATGCCCTGTGGTGGCTGGAGGACTGAATGAAACGCGATATTGCACTGGGTATCGTCATTGGCGGCGCGGTCGATGGCTCGCTGGGCCGGGCGGTGACCGATACCCAGTCGCGCATCACCCGCCTCAAGCAGACCGCCGAGCAGCAACGCTTGTGGCAACGTACGATTGGCGAGACACAGCGCCTGCAAGGCGAGTTTCGCAAACTGCACCTGAGCGGCGATGCGGCGGCCGACGGCATCCGCAAGAAAATCGAGAGCAATCTGACCGTTCTGCGCCAGGCTGGCATTGAAGCAGACAACCTGGACCGCGCCTATCAGCGGCTTGGCCGCACAGCACGAGGGCTGGAGCTGCAGGCCGTTGGCCGAGAACGCATCGGTCAGGGCGTTACGCAGGGGCGTGAAGCGGTGGGCGATGCCCTCAAGCTGACCGCCACGGTGGCGGTGCCGGCGACTATCTCGGCCAATTACCAGGCCATTGTCCGAGACATGGCGATCAAGGCTGGTATCGCCGGCACGGCCCGCGAAACACAAATCGGCGAGCAGATCGCACAAAGTGCGCTTGCCAGCGGTATGGGGCGCAACGAGCTGGCCGAGGCGGTCAATCAGCTGGTTGGTGGCGGCATGGATCTGGAGCGTGCCACGGCCTTTGCGCCGCTGCTGGCCAAGTTCGCCGTGGGCCAGGGTTCTGGCAGTGTGGATACCGCCCGCATGATTGGCGCGCTGGAGCAAAACGCCAAGATCAGCGATCCAGCCCAAATGCAACAAGCCCTGGAGGCGATTGCCTACTTGGGTAAGGAAGGATCGTTCGAATCCTTGGACATGGCGCGCTGGTTTCCGGAGCTGCTGGCCGAGATGCAGAAGATTGGCATCACCGGCCAGGACTCGGTCAATCAGCTGGGCGCCATGCTGCAGGTGCAAATGAAGGTTTCCGGCTCGCCTGATCAGGCTGCCAACAATCTGAAGAACTGGTTCTCCAAGATCGGCTCGCCCGAGACTCAGCGGCGCTACGCCGATGTCGGCATCGATTACGCTGCCATGATGCAGGAGGCCATCGGCAAGGGCTGGAGCACCATGGAGTCCTCCTTCGTGCTGGCCCGGGCCTACATCGAACAGGCCGATCCCCAGCGAGCCCAGCAAGTCTCGGCGGTGGCACAGCGCATCGGCGAGGAACGTGACCCGGCCAAGCAGCAGGCCATGCTGCAAGCCTTCGAGGCCACCATGAAAACCGGTGACCTCTTTGCCGACATGCAGGTCAAGGCGGCACTGACCGCTTACATGCAAAACGCTGATCTGTACCAGCGACTCAAGCAAAACGCGGCACGGGCCAGTGGTGAAATCGAGCAGGACCTGATCGCCCGGCGCGAAACCTCGAAACAGATCTGGAGCGAAGTCACCCAAGCCTGGGACGAAGCCTTGCGCCGCATCGGGGATGCCTTGCGCCCGCTCACCGACACCGTTGGCCAAGCCTTGGGCTCCGTGGGGCGGGCGCTGGCCACGCTGGTCGAGCAGGCACCCATGGTGGTGGCTGGTCTCGCCACGGTTGCCGGTGGGCTGGTGGCTCTCAAAGGCGCCCGTGCCGCCTGGAACATCGGGCGCGGGGCGCTCGATCTGGCGCGGGGCACGCTTCTGGCGGGTCGATCCGGCAGAGCCCCAGGCATGCCTGGCTTGCCCGGTAAGCTGGGCAATCTGGCGAGCGTGCTCACTGGCGGGGCAGCTGCCGGAGCGCAGCCTGTGTTCGTGACCAACTGGCCGGGGGCCGGTGCCTTGCCTGATCTGCTGGGCCGGTCTGTTCGTGGCCCAGGCAAGCCCTCTGGATCGCCAGCAGGCGGCATGGCCCGCGCGGGTGGCGCTTTGGGGCGGGTCGGAGGCTGGCTGGGCAAGGCCGGTGGCCGACTGGGCGGGGCACTGGCCATTGGCTCAGCCGCGTATCAGGTCTTTGATACCGCCAAGAACGCCACCACCCGCGAAGAAAATGCTCAGGGTTACGGCGGTGCGGCTGGCACCCTGGCCGGTGGCTTGGCCGGCGCCAAGCTCGGTGCCGCAGTCGGCGCACTGGGCGGCCCTATCGGGATCGCGATTGGCGGTTTGCTCGGTGGCGCGATTGGCTCCTTCGCCGGTGACAAGCTGGGCGGCTGGCTGGGCAAGTCGCTGGTGGCCAGCCAGCCGCCAAAGGCTGTCCCCACATTGGCGGCCACGCCGGTGCCCCCCTATCTTGCACCTCCGGTTGCGGCCGGCACCACGTTACCTGTACCAAAAGCGCCGACAACGCCCGTGGCCAAGGCACCCGCTGTGCCGCAACAGGTGAATTTCTCGCCCACCCTGCAAATTACCGTCAAGGGCGATGTGAAAGACCCCCGGCAACTGGCCAACGAGCTGATGCCGCACCTGAAGCGGCTGTTCGAGCAGTTTCAGCAACAAAACCAGCGAGCCGCCTGGTTCGACGGCGCGCATGTGTGAGGTAACTGATGACCCTGTCTTCCATCACCCAATGGGTATCGCAGGCTAGCTCATCGGTCGTGCGCGCCACCAGCCATGCGCAGCGACTGGGACAACTGGCGCAGGCGGCACGGCCACCAGAAAACATATTCCGTCTGGCAGCCAACACATCCTCCGAGCTGACGCGCGGCGCCAACGCCCTCAAAAGCCTGGTGACCCTGCTGCCTACCGCCAGCGTGACGGCCCTTGAACGCAGTGCCCTGGGTCGGGGCATGGCCAGCGTGCAGGCCGGGCTGGCCGATATCAATCGCGCCACGCAGCGGATCGGCAGCCTAATCGATACCGCCCAATCGGGCGCCAAACGTCTGGACTCGGCGGTGCGATCCGTGCAGAGCGCGGCGACCTCGGTGTCGACGCAATTGGGCGCACTCAAAGCCCAACTGGGCAGTGCGGGCACTACGACACCACTGGCGTCGCCCACGGCCTCGAGCTCACGCCTGGTTGCAGGCTCTGGCATGCCGACGCTCTCCAGCGCCCGGCCACACCTCTTGGTGCTGGTCGCCGAACAAGGCGAGCGCTTTTACTTTGGCCTGAACACGGCAGCCTTCGACAGCTTACGCCGGCAAAGCCAATACAACATCGCCACGCAGGAGCGTCTGGGGCGACCGCAGGCCCTGCAAGCGGTCAATCAGGGCGGTGAGTCGCTCACGCTCTCAGGCGTGGTCTTTGCGCAGATGGCAGGCATGACCCAACTGAATGCATTGCGCCGGATCGGCTTTCAGATGAAGCCGGTCGAGCTCATCGCCGGCCACGGCGAAACCCTGGGGCGCTGGTATTTGGCCAGCGTCTCGGAAGATCAAAGTGACCTCATGGCCGACGGCGCACCGCGCAAGCAGACCTTTACCGTGGAGTTCAAACGCTATGGCGACGACTATCAAAACCTCTGACGGCGATGTGCTCGATCGCATCTGCCACCAGCACTACGGGCACTTGATGGGCACGGTCGAGGCAGTACTGGAAGCCAATCCGGGACTGGCTACGCGCGCTCAACCCTTTGTTTCAGGTGTCGTCATCCACCTGCCGGATCTGGCCCCGGCGCGCACCGACGTGATCAACCTGTGGGACTGAGCGATGCGTGCCATCTTCCAGATCATTGCCAACGCCCAGGACATCACCGACCTACTCAAAGACCGGCTGATCAGCTTGCAACTGACAGACCGGGCCGGGCTGCAGTCAGACGAATGTGAAATCCGGCTGGATGACCGTGACGACCGCATTGCCTTCCCCAGGAAAGGCGTACTGCTGCGCATCTCTCTGGGTTGGGAGGGCCAGGGGCTCAGCTTCATGGGGGCCTACACCGTGGATGAGATCGAATTCTCCGGTCCACCACGCACCCTGGTCATTCGCGGCAAGCCGGCGGACATGGCAGGTCTTGCCAAAAGCCCACGCCAGCACGCCTGGGAAAACGTCCCGCTGTCGCAAATCATTCGCGAGGTCGCCGCCCGCAACCGCTGGCAGGCGGTCTGCTCGATCACCACGACGGTGCCTCGGGCCGACCAGGTCGGCGAGTCGGACTTGAACTTTCTGACCCGCCTAGCGCGTCAATACAACGCCGCGGCCACGCTGAAGGACGGAAAGCTGGTGGTTCTGCCGCGCGCTGACGGTAAGACCGCCTCGGGTAAAAGCCTGCCGGTGATCCGCCTGTCACCAAACGAAGTGATCAGCTATCGCCTGACCTTCCCCGACCGGGGCAGCGTTGGTGCCGTGAAAACTCAGGCCCACGATACCAAGACCGGCAAAAAGATCGAGATCGTCATCCCGAACCCGGATGTCCCGGCCGGTTCCAGCAGCGCCACGCACACCGATCGACACATCTATCCAAAACCCAGCGCCGCCAAGGCTGCAGCAAAAGCCAAATTGGCCGGCATGAACCGGCAGACCGCCAGCGGCCAGCTGGAGTTACGTGGCCGTGCCGATCTGGCCGCTGAGAAATCGGTCGAGTTGCAGGGGTTCAAGCAAGAGGTCGACGGCACCTACCTGATCGAGTCGGTCGCCCACCAGCTGGCTGGGCAAAGCTGGAGCACGTCGGTGGAAATCTCAGCTGGCAAATCAGGCAAGGCCAAAGCTGGGCACAACAAACCCCCTCAACGAAAAGCGACCGTGGCCATCCCCAGCGCCCCGTGACCTGCTGATCCCTTTTACCCCATCGACCCCGCCACTGTGCGGGGTTTCTTGTTTCTGGAGACCGTGATGGACACACCGAACACCCGAGACGGCTGGGTATCCATGCCGTTGGACGAATTTGAGCGATTGATTGAGGACGCGGCCGAACGCGGCGCCAAGCGCGCCATGACCGATGTCGGTCTGGATGGCGAAAGCGCAGCCGCCGACATCCGTGAATTGCGTGGGCTTCTCGAAGCCTTCAATACCGCCAAGCACACCGCCTGGCAGACCCTGGTGCGCATGGTGACCACTGGCTTCATCTTGGCCCTGGTTGCCGGCGCACTGATCAAGTTGAAGTTCTTTGGGGGACACTGATCATGCTGACCTTGCTTGGATCACTGCTGGGCTTTCTCAGCAGCACCTTCCCGGAATTCCTCAAGCTGTTTCGCGACAGCCAGGACCGCAAACACGAACTGGCGATCCTGGATCGGCAGATGGAGCAACAGCGGCTGGGCCACAGCCAGCGCCTGGAGGAAATCCAGATTGCGGCTGATGTTGCCGAGAGCCAGGCGCTCTACAGCTATGCCAACCATCCTACGGGATCGCCATGGGTGGAAGGACTACAGGCCTCGGTGCGCCCGGTCATCACTTATGCCTTCTTCCTGGTCTTTGCAGTGGTGAAGGTCTCGGCCTTGGCCACTTTGCTGCAAACCGACGGCGTCACGCTGGCAGCGTCCCTGCAGACCACATGGGATGAAGAAACCCAGGCGCTATTTGCAGCAGTGATGTCCTTCTGGTTCGGCAGCCGTCAGATCAGCAAGATGCGTCGGGGTGGCTGATGCGTCATGTCACCGAAGCTGGGCTCGACCTGATCAAACGCTTTGAAGGCTTCAGCCCCAAGATTTACATCTGCCCGGCCGGCTACCCGACCATCGGCTACGGGCATGTCGTGCTGGCGCATGAGCAGGATCAATTCGCAGGGGGCGTCACGCAAGCAGAGGCCACTGAGCTTCTGCGTAAGGACGTGAGGATCGCCGAACGAGCCGTGCTGAGGTTGATCTCGGTGCCACTGACGGACGGGCAGTTCGATGCGCTGATCTCTTTCACCTTCAACCTCGGTGCTGGGGCACTACAGCGTTCGACACTGCGGCGGAAGGTGAACCGTGGTGAGCACCAAGCCGTCCCTGCTGAGCTCATGAAGTGGGTGTGGGCTGCGGGGAAAAGGCTTCCAGGCCTTGTCCGTCGTCGGCAGGCAGAAGTGGTTGCTTACGCCTCTGAACCTTCTGCTGGCATGAAAATTGAGAACGATTCAGTGAGGGAAGCCCGAACAGGGTGACGTACCCCCCCCCATCGGATAAAATGACAAGATTTTGTAGATAAATGCAATCACATCGCAAAGATGCGTGTTGTGGGGACCATAAGAATGGCGTTTTTCCCGGTATTTCTGTCTGTTGTGTATGTTGTACGCAATCAAGGCCATCAGCTAGAGAGCATTATTCACAGCGCCTCTCAAAAATTGTCATCACTCGTCACCGATTATGAATTGATTATTGTTGACAACGCATCTGATGATGAAAGCATCAATGTACTCAAAAATCTAACCGGTCAATCGGGCTATCCAAACTTGCAGGTCTATGCTCTTACCAAGGAGGTTGATGGTGACACAGCTTCATGGGTGGGACTGGAGAATGCGCTTGGTGATTTCGTCGCTGTCATTGATCCCCAGCTCGACGACATCGGTTTCTTGCCTGAAATGCTCGATAAAGCAGTTATGGGGGCAGATGTGGTTTTTGCAAATAACCAGCAGAAACCACGTCAAAGTCTCGCTTACCGAGCGGCCTATGCAGTCTTCAATTTTTTGTACAAATCGTTCAATGGAATACATCTGGCCAAAGAGGCGCCCCTGTACAGGCTGCTGAGTAAACGTGTCGTTAACTTTATCTTGCAGCACCCCCAGCCAGCCGTTACTTACCGGCACTTGCCGGCAACCGGTGGTTTTGCGCGTATCAACATGGAGTACAGCAGCAAGCCACTTGCAAGGAACACCAAAAAATTGGGGGAAAGCATTGATCGAGGGATGCGCCTCCTCGTTTCGACAACACAAGCACCAATGCGACTTGTGACGTCGTTGTCATTGTTTGGGGCTGCGGCCAACTTAGTTTATTCGGTTTATGTTGTAGCCATTGGGATTTTCAAAACTGACGTGGCGCCAGGCTGGGTGAGTATGTCATTGCAACAGTCAGGTATGTTTTTCCTTATTTCACTCGTACTTTTAGTGCTTGGGGAATACATATTGCACATGGCGAGTCTCAGTAATGAGGGGCCGCTGTATCACGTTGGCCAAGAGTTTACGAGCGCACGCATGACCCGCCGGGAGAAGCTGAACATTGAGGATGTCTCGTCCTCAGCAACGCATGACTTGCCCAATTCAGATCAGGTTGTTGCATGA